AAAATTGTTAACGACTGGTTAGATTTTTTTTGTAGTAGGAGTACAAGATACAGTTGCTCCAGTTAAAGACAAATATCCAAAGAAATAGTATTAATAAGAAAGTTGATTCCTACCACGATCTAGTATATTTGTAGTATATGTTAGGTTTATCAGCATTCGCAGAGACAACTTTTGGAGCTACGGCCCTAGTTGATCTTGATGTTACAGTTACTGTTACAGGGAGTGGAGTTACCATTTCTCAGGGAACCTGTACTTATACCCTCAGTGCGACGGTGTCCCCTGATGGCAGCGGCATAACAATTTCTTCTGGCGCAGGTGATGTGAATGTGATAACATGGAATGCAATTGATCCAGATGCAAGTCAAACATGGACCAATATAGACCCATTATAGGAGAATTATGGCATCAACATATACGACAAATTTACAATTAGAAAAAGTAACCACAGGCGAAAAAGCTGGGTTATGGGGAACCGTTACTAACACCAATTTAGAAATCTTAGAACAGGCATCCAGTGGCTATTTAGCAGTGGACGTAGCTTCAGGCGATGTTACATTAGACCTGGACAATGGATCTACTTCCAACGGAAAAAATTTATTTTTTAAACTAACAGGAACCCTGGCTGGCAACCGACAATTTATTATGCCTACTACGGCGGAAAGAATTTATATTGTTAAGGATGCAACTACACGATCTTCAAGCAATTATACTTTAACCGTTAAGACAGCTTCAGGTACAGGTTATACAATGCCTGTAGCTACAACCGCTTTACTTTATTCTGACGGAACGAATACGGCTTTAGGCATGCTTCAAAAAAGTTATGTTACTCATACGGCGGCGTATACTGCTGTTGCTGGTGATCAAATCTTTTGCGATACTAAAACAACGAATGCGTTTACCGTGACTCTTCCTGCAGGGGCCGTTAATGATGAAATAACACTCATAGATAGTCAAAATTATTTTGGTTCAAACAATCTAACTATTGATTCTAATGGATCAGAAAAAATTAATAGTTCAGCAAGCAACTTAGTTTTAAGTACTAACGGTCAAGCTATTACTTTGGTATATGCCAATGCAACAGTAGGCTGGATATACAAAACCAATAGTGCATCCTAGGAGCTAGACACATGGCTCTTGTAGATTTTAAACTACTTCCTGGAATCGATAAACAGCAAACTCAAGTGGGCGCTGATAGGCGCTGGGTGGATTCTGATAATGTCAGATTTCGATATGGTCTTCCTGAAAAAGTAGGAGGATGGTCTTCTTTACTTACCGATACGATTGTGGGTGTAGCACGAGCTCAACACGCATTCGTTGATCTAGATGGTAATCGATACGTGGCCATCGGAACGGATAAATTTTTACTTATTTATTTCGAAGGAACACTTTACGATATCACTCCTTTAAGAACAACTATTTCAAGTGCTACTTTTACTTTCAATGGCACCACGACTATTACTATTACAACAGCCTCTGCTCATAATTTATTGGCAGGTGATATTATTTTATTTGATTCTGTAACCCTACCTGGTGGTACGGGTTTAACAGATGCTGCATTTGAAGATAAATTATTTCAGGTTATTACAGTTCCTACTTCAACGACTTTTACAGTTACCTTTACCAGTACGGGATCTGCAGCAGCAGGAGGAAGTGTAGATTTAAAACCCTACGCAGCCGTGGGCCCTGCAGCTCAAACCTATGGCTATGGTTTTGGTGTTGGAAATTTTGGTGGAACCGTTTCAGGAGCAGCCACTACTACGTTAGATGGAACTTTAGCTGATAACTCTTCAGGAACAACAGCCGATACGATTGCTGTAACCTCTGCCACTGGTTTTCCAGCAGGTGGAGGAACGATTATTGTAAGTGATACTCCAGCAGTGGATGGAGAATTAATTGATTACACCGCTGTTTCTACAAATGATTTAACCGTTATTACTAGATCCGTTGACGGTTCAACACGATCATCCCATGCTGATGAAACGGTCGTTACTGATGCTACAGATTATACAGGCTGGGGGTCGGCAGTTGAAGCTTCAACGGTTTCTTTAGAACCAGGACTCTGGTCTCTTGATAATTTTGGCGATGTTTTACTGGCAACGATTGCCAATGGAAAAACTTATACTTGGGATTCAAGTATTGCAGCACGATTCACGACCCGTGCATCAACGACCACAACCGATTATATAACGAGTTCGGCTCCAACCGCTTCTCGTATGATGATGATGTCTCCAGTTACGAGGCACTTAGTTTTACTTGGAACGGAAACAACGATTGGTACGGCAGCGACACAGGATGATATGTTCGTACGGTTCTCGGACCAAGAAACAATTAACACGTTTGCACCGACCGCGACTAACAGTGCAGGCAGTCAAAGACTTCAAGACGGCACCAAAATTATGGGAGCCATTAAGGCCAAAGATAATATTTTAGTTTTTACAGATACCGCGCTTTATACCATGAAGCATGTAGGTACCCCTTTTACATTCGGATTTGAACAGGTCGGAACGAACTGTGGTTTGATTGGACAGAATGCGGTCGTAGAAATTGACGGCGTAGCCTATTGGATGAGCTCGAAAGGTTTCTTCATGTTTGACGGTACGGTTAAATCTTTAACGTGTACGATCGAAGATTATGTTTACGATGATATTGATACAACTAAAGGCCAACAGATCTGTGCAGCCATCAATAATCTATTTACCGAAGTAGTTTGGTACTATCCAACTTCAGGAGCCAGTTACAATGACCGTTATGCGGTCTATAATTATGGGGAATCATTAGGTGGCAAAATTCCAGGAGGCGTCTGGTATCCAGGCACTCAAGCAAGAACTTCATGGATGACGGCTAAAATTTATCCGAATCCTCATGCAACTAAATTTGATTCTTCAGCTACGGGAACTTTTCCTAGTGTGATTGGGGAGACAGGTTTGGGACAAACCGTTTATTATGAACAGGAAGTCGGAACGAATCAGACGAATCCTGATGGATCTTCTACTGCGATTGCAGGAACTCTGGAGTCCTATGATTTTGATTTAGAAGTCGGAGGAGCAGGGCAACACTATTTATCGATCAGTCGGTTCTTACCTGACTTTAAAACATTATCAGGAAGCGCAACAGTGACTTTAAAACTGAAACGCTTTCCTTCAAGTACAGCAACGACGAGCACTTACAGTCCTTTTACCGTGACTTCTTCTTCAACTCAGTTTAATACTAGAGCACGAGGAAGATTTGCAAGCGTGGCCATTGCCAATGCTGCGGTCAATGACAACTGGAGATTTGGAACTATGAGACTGGATGTTAAACCAGACGGGATGAGATAATGGCCAAGATAGTTGTTAAAGTACCTGAACCAAAAGAGGAGTATGACTTCTCTAACCAGAAACAAATTTCAAGAGCGATCAGTGCAATTATAGAACAATTGAACTCAACGTTTTTACAACAACAAAAAGAGGACCAGGAACGATTTACCTGGTATATGTCTTAATGGCTAATGTTTATAAAGTTACACCTATATTAATTAATGTAGCAACAGCTAATCAGGATGTCTATGAAGTTCCTGCAGCGACTACTTCTATTATCCGCTCTATTTCTGTCTATAATACTGACGCCAGCACCATGAATGTGACACTTTCAGTCTATGATACCAGCGCTACCACTCGATATACTTATGATTATAAGGCAACTTTAGCAGCAACCACCAAATTCGAATTTTTAAATTCCAGTAATTCCACCCTTTTAGTTCTGGAAGAAGCTGATAAACTCCAAGTGACCTGCAGTACCACTGGGGGCTTAAACTTAATTGTATCGGCCTTGGAGATAAGTAGATAATGTCTTTTAAAGAAAAAGGATTAGTAACCGTTAAAACTGTGGATGGTAAGCTTCAAGAAGAAGTGGAAAGTGAAACGATCATTACACTTACTAACAAGATAACAGGAAAAGAGTATGGATCCGATGCTGAAGCAGATGCCGATGTTAAAAATCCTAGTACTCCAACCAAAAAAGAGGACTTAAGAAGGGACGTTTTGATAGATATTAAAAAAATGCCAGCACTATTATCAAAGTCTAACCTTGTAAATGCTTAAGTTTTTGTATAAAAGTATAAACTCAGGTGAAATGCCTGCCTTTAACAAATAATCATTTAAGAGATATGAACACATAATGCCATTTAAATCAGAAGCACAACGTAAATACTTATGGGCCAACGAGCCAGGAATTGCTCGTGATTGGACCGATAAACATGGAAGTAGAATCGCTAAAGCTTTAGGGGGAAGGATTGGGTATGCAGATGGAAGCAAATGGAATCCTCTTAATTGGTTCTCAGGAGGACCTGAAAGTGAAACAAATCCTACTCTGTTTGGAACTCAAAATTCATTACTGAATAAAGCATCGATAGGACAACTTAAGAATGCTATTGGCATTTATGAAGCATCAGGTGAGTTAAATGAAGAACAACAAGCTGACTATGATTTAAAAACAAAACAATTAGAAGCTTTAGAACAAGGAGCTAAAGGTTTAGATCCTGTTCAAGAAGATCCTGTTCAAGAATCAAGGTTAAGCAATGAAGACTATTTAAATCAAATGGATGAACTACAGATGACAGCCGAGTCTCCTATTATCATGAGAGATTTTAACTACG